GATTCCGTAATCTTCGGCGGCGTTCTGCATCGGCGCCGCGTAGCGCGGCGTTGGTTCACCACCATAGACCGGTTGACTCGTTTGACCGCCTTGCGTGAAGCCGGCTGCCGCGGGGGCAGCAGCCATCGCGACCGGCGGGATGCCGGCCAGAGCGCCAAGCAGCTGTGTCCCGCCGGCAAGCGCGCCCATGATATTCTGTTGCCTGCGCTGCGCTTCCATGTAGTCAAGCTGCGCCTGGCCAAGCTGTCCGCCTGCTCGAACTGCGCCGAGCTCTGAGCCAACGCCCATCTGCGCGCCGGCCGCGCTCAGGCCGGTTCCCGCCAAGCCGGCCAGTCGGCCGTACTGCTGCTCGATGATGCTTGACAAGAGCTGCGGGCGAAACTGCGCCAGCATCGCCTGCACGTTGCCACCGCGGAGGCCGCCCGTTGCGGCTGCGTTTTGTAGGATGGCGCGCTCGCCCTGTGCCAACATCGATTGAAACTGCGGGCTGGACTCAAGCTGAGCGATGGCCGCCGCCTGCGCGTCTGGACCGAGAAGACCAGCCAACGCCTGCTGCTGCTGAAGTGCGGCCTCGCCGGCGGCTGCGTATGGCTCAGCAAGCGCTTGCGTTTCCTCAAGCGTTCTCGCCTGCTCTGCAGCTGCCGCCTCACTGGCTGACTTGAGTTGCTCGCTCTCCTTGCCGCCCATGACCTCATAGCCAAACAGGCTGCCGAGCCCACTGGCCACAGCGGCTGGAGCGCCCATCGGGGTCGCCAGCAATGGCGCAGCCTGCCCGACGCCGCGAAGGAACGCTCCCATGCCGCCAGATGCCGCATCTTCTCCGGCCTGGATGCCAACCCCGGGGCCGATGGGAATGACACCGGGCGGCGGCTCGCCCTCGAAGAAGACAATGGGACCGTCGTTCATGGAAGACCTCGTCGCGGATGCTACAGGCAGTCGAGCGTCAAGACTACAGGCCCTGGCCCGGCGTCACGAACAACGTGCTGGCTCCGGCAGCACAACTGCCGGAGAAGAACGTGCCCGGCGCGAAGCGCAGAACTTCGACAGCACCAGCGACCATCGGGATTCCAGTAGCCGGCACACCCGCCGCTGCCGCCACCGCCGCGGACTGCGCGAGTGCTGCCGTGGAGCCGACGCCAAGGTGCACAAGATTACCGCTTGCATTGACGATGCGCACCTGCCCGGTTTCCTGCGCGACGAAGGGCGCGAACAACGGAGCCTGAACGCCAGCCGGCGCCGCGACATCCGCCGCAACGACGACGGTGTTGCCCTGTGGCGCAAATGCAATTTGAGAATTGGTAGCCATGTCATGCTCCTTTCGCGGTCTGAGACGCCTTGTATTCCGAAACCACCTTGTCGGTGTGCGCAACAGCGCAAACAGCCTGCACCTTGACGTCTTCGCTGCTGTAGTCATCGCCGGGAGCGATCACATGCCGATGAAGCGATTTACCGATCAGAACGCCATCTTCTTCAATGATGGTCACGCTCCTGACCTGAACATGCCCATCGCGGGTTACTTCGATTTGATCAATTTCGATTTTTTTGGTTAGCATGATTTGTTACACCTGATATGAGATTGAAAAACGAATGTCGCTTGCGGCCTGCACGTCCGCCGATATTGCTGCTGCGGCGCCATTCACAATCTTGGATATATACAGCGTAGCCGAGCCTGGATTCAGTGAAATCTGCACCGGTGAGTTTAGCGTCGCGACCATGTCGCCCACGTAAATTGTTCCGGCGCGATAATTCTGTGTTCCGCTCTTTGATACGAACGGCAAACCTGTAACGCTCAGCAATCCAGTTGGAGAGCCAACGCTACTAACATAAACAATGCCGTTGGCCGTAACCAAGTCGCCAATCTTTGTGTACGTGCCACCGGTGAACGCCGCAAGCGGGGTAATGGAGCCACCCGCTGGCGTCAAAACTGGAGTCCATGTTCCTTCCTCATAGTCATCCAGCAGCTCGCTGGTCATCCCAGAGGCATGGCTGTCTGCTGAAAAATCAATACCCTTTCCGGCGGTACCGATAATCAGATTGCCATTGAGGATGGTCTGATTGCCTGTTCGAGTAGATGGATTCCCGACTGTTTTCAACATGATGATTGCTCACTCGATTTCATAGGTTCCAGAGAACGACAGCACCATTGGATCCGGAAAATCGGCCAGCAGCACTGTTGAAATTCCACCGGCATCTCCGCTTTGCGCCAATGTCGCGACTAATGAGTTTGGAGCAATCCGCAGTGAGATGTGCGAATATCCTGCCGCAAGATTGATATTCGACCACTCTCCTGCGGTTATATATTGATTATAATCTGTAATGTTTTTAGAGCCAAAAGGAAGATTGGTGACAGAGACAGCTCCGGCGCCAAGTGTTCCCTTGGCGATCGTCATCCGGCCCGTGATGTAGCACGTAGACCCGATGAGGACATATCGACCAAAGGCAAGCGTAACCGCTCCTTGCGTTCCTCCGCCCGCCGAGGCGAACGTTGGTGTCCAAGAGCCAGACTCTCCGATGGTGTCCTTGAACGTACCGGAGACGGCGGCGTTTACGTCAATCTTCGTGCATCCAAATCTCTTGTAGCTTCCTGTGCCCTGAAAGTTGAGGGCGATATTGTCGGAAAGACCGCAACCAACAAACGTTGTGTCTGTTGACCCGGCCTGCATGTTGACAGAGCGGATGAACCCCCCGGTAAACACCGTGCCGCCAGCAGTGACGAGTTCGACATTTGTTGCAGGCGCATTCGATCCGAAATAACAGCCGTCGAAAGAGTTGGCGTTTCCGTAGACCTCTGCGTCTAGCGTCGAGTTTCCTTCAAACCAAACGTTGATGAACTTGTTGCGAAGGCTTGGCGCAGAAATATCGATGCCTTTGGCGACGGCCTCAAAGGTTCCGCCGACAAAAATGTTCCCTTGGCCGTCTACGATGTAGACGCCGCGGCCGCTGAATCCTTCCATGATGCAGTTGGTAAATGTGCAGTCTGCTGTGTAGTACCCGGGACCGTTTTTATCGAGCACCAGCCCGTTGGTCGGTGTCGTGACCTGCGGTGCTTCATTTGTTGAGTACTTGATGCTGTCGTATAGGTTGGAAACACCGTGAAGAATTGTGAATGCGTTGTTGTAGCATTCGCGAACTTCAATGTTTTTGAAGGTGGAGCGAAAAACGCCGCTCTGGTAAAATCCGTCTGTGATGCCGGGGCCGCCGATGATTATGAGATCGGAAACGCTCATGGCTCCTATGCCAGAGCCTGCCGTTCCGCCGTTCAACACAAAGCCGCGGCCTGAACCCATGTATTGAAGGACCGGGCTTCCGATGCCTTGGATGGTCAGCCCCTGCTGTGCGAAGTTGACGCCGTCGGCGTCCAGTTCATACGTGCCGCCTGGAATCAGCAGTCCTTTTCCGCTGATCGCGCACTGCGCAATCGCTGCGTTGAACGCCAACGTGTTCTGGCTGGCAATGTTCGATGGGTCTGCGCCAAACTGGCGGACGCTCAAGAAATCTCTCAGTTCATCTTGAACGGTTCTGCTGACTGCGTTTGCGCCTTGCTGAATAAAGTAAATGTCTGCTGCTGTGACAACATTGCCATAGCGCTCAGTCGCAAAAGGCGAGCTGTACACCAAGACGCCATTTTTGCTGAAAACGCTGATGCTGTAATCAGAGTTCACATACAGACGCGCCGGCGTTCCGGCGTTGGACGGGTACCCATTCAGCGTACGAATCGGCTGGCTTGCGAGCTGCGTCAACCCCGGGTCCCAGTAGACGGAGATGGGGTTTGTCTGAGGGTTCAGGTTCGTTTGCCCGAGCCAGACGTAGCCATTCTCAAGGGGTGCGCCGTCCTTATCGGTGAAGATTGGATAGGGAGGCTGGATGGAGAGAGCGGTCATGTTCAGTCCTCACCCTCGCGCTCTTCCCATGCTTGGCATGAGCGCAGATCGTGGCACACGAAGTCGAACTTGTCACAGTAGCCGCGAAAGCCGGCCTCGACGTCCCATTCGTTCCATGGGATGCGCTCCATCTTGGCTTGCGTCAGCGTGCTGTTGTCGTAGTACTCGCAATTCGAGCAGCGACGTCGTCGCGCCTCTGCCTCGTTGACCTGCATGGCTTTGCCGAGCTTCTTCCAATAGTCAGCGTTCGCGCCGCGTTCGTTGGATGGCTTTTCTGGCCCGAGCATCCAGTCGTTGATGACCACCAGCGTGTTCTTCTTGTTCTCGGCGGCCGTGATGAACGGCTCTTCCGACTCAAGACCAGAAAAGACAAACATCTTGCCGTTCATGTGATCTCCCGACCGGAAACGCGAAACGTCAGCGCAGTGGCCGCGCTGGCCGCAGTGGAGATGAATGCTCCCGCATCCAGCTCTTGGCCGACAAGCTCAGGGCACAGATATGTCTCGCCTGGAACCACCGTTCGGTCCTTGATGATGAGGTTGCCGTTTCCGGCCGCGCCCGCGGGCTGCACGATGTTGACAGAGAACGTGCGATTTGACGAGTCGGTGTTTGTCACCGTCGCCTTGTCGATGATCGCCTTGCAGTTTGATGCGGTGTACTGCGTCGTTTGCGCGACCACGAGCTGAAGTGGGGCTACAAGGGTCTTTGGTGTGACTGCCATGTCAGTAGCTCCTGATGTTGTTTGAAACGGTGAGAATGACCGACGGAATGCCTGGATGTGGCGCCGCAGCCGAAACAGCGAGCAATTGCACGCCAAGATTAGTTACTGAAAACACCAGCTCGATATAGTCGCCAGCTTTCAGGTCGAAGAAGTAGTTCAGCGACAAGAACACTTCTGCGTTGTTTCCCTTGATGCGCACCTGCGATCCAGAGTCGGTGACGTCGACGCCATTCTTTCGGAACCAAAGATAAAACTCCTCGTCCGTTGAGACTGTGCTGTCGAGCTGAATCGAAGTCTGAAAGTTGTAGACACCCTCTGTGTCAATATAGATTCGCGACGTTGGCGATCCAATGTAAACACCATACGACAAGTCTGTCGTATTGAATGTTATTTCCTTTGCTGTGTTGATTGCTGCGGCCAGCTGCGTCTTCGTGCTGTAAAACGAACCATAGCGCGTTCGCTTTGGCTCTTTTGGTGGAGGAGCGGACTGTAGCCCCTCGATCGCCTTGCGCTGCTCGTCAACGATCGACAAAAGTTGGTTGACGCGCCCCTCAATGGAAGCAAGCGACACCAGCGTATCGTTTGCCGCAGCGCCGGCGTAAAGAGAGCTAACGACGGCAAACAGATTTTCAAACTGCTTGATTGACTCAAAGTCCTTCAAGAACTTGGCGAACTGATCTCTTGTCAGCTCAAGTTTGTTGACTGGCATCAGTAGGCCAACGGCTCAATCTGAGCCTGAAGAAGAGAGAACGAAATATGCGCCTGGCTGTCGCCGCGAAAGCGCTGGATGCGCCAGTTTCGCATGTGCCCTTGTCGGAACCAAGTCAGACGCTTGTTCACGTCCCCTGTTTTTCCTGCCGAGATGGGGATGTCCTGACTCCATGACGTGCCATCCACAGAGTAGCTTGTGTTGATGTACGCGTTCAGACCGAGTGCCACTCGGCCGGGAAGCGCCACCAGCTCAAGCTGATTGAACAGGGCTCCCTTGCCCTCGTTGTACATGATGAACGTGCCGAACTCCCATCTCACAATCTGGCCCCAATGCGCTCCATTGGTGGTCGAAGTGTAGCCGACGGCTTCG